CCTGAACGTCCTTCCGATGTGTAGGTAGTATTCGACGAACCTTGACAATAGAAACGTCATGGCCGTCATAATACTCCTTACCACAAGACTCTCTGAATCTTCCGATCCAGAAAGACTTGTCGGCATTCACGAGAGCACCAAAGCTCTCGAGAGTGTCTACAACGGAATGCACAAATACTTTGGGGACAATAATATCGTCTCCAAAGATACGCACCTCGTTCGACAACTCTTGAACAAGTTGTCTATCAACGTGAGTGCTAAGCTCTCTCTCTATCCCGATAAAGACGCAAGTCAAAAAGACAAACGCCTCGAACGGAAAGCAGAGAGCTGAACCCATAGATGCGAACTTGGCCAAAGGAATTACCCCAAAGCCAGGCACATCAGCCTTCTGGGAACGGCAAGAAGAAACTCCATATTGCAAATGTGGAGTATCCTCAAGCAGTAGCCGTACGAGCTGATTAGAAACACGATCGGAAGCATCACTCAAATCGAGTGTTGCAAGGGTCCCAGTACGGGACCCCTTCAATGCCATACGCTGATTAGGCGTCTGATCATCGAAGCCGAGGACACGATTAAGGGAGTCAATCCCCTTAAGGTGGCCAAGAATATTGCGAAGAAGCCCCTGCTGCACATACTGTGTAGCAGTTGGCTCAATAGCAATAATCCTAGGTGTTTTTAGCGTCTTAGGAACAGGAGTTACCTTAACAGGAAGCTCCTGACCAGGTTCGAGAATGTCAATCCTCTCAAACTCATCATAATATGATGGGCTTGGAAAGATAAATTCCGAAAATGGAAAATATCTCTCCAAACGAGAAGTCCAAGTGCTCTGACGATACTTAGAGTTTCCTCTAAGTTTATCGGCAGTAGCACCAGGACCATGTTTAGGAATAATGTTACCATAGTAGACATCACTGTCCGCTTTGGAAAACAAATCCGAAAACAGGACACGTCCGACCCTACGAAAATCCTCAAGGTCTGAGGTTTCTCGATATGAGTCTTGACGCCTGACATTCTTCTCACAATCGATGAAGTCTGACATAGCTCTCCTTACCCTAGCATCGCTGCAAGGGAGGAGAATCTTACTAAAAAGCAACGTAAGTTGCCTAATAGCAAGAATTGCATCTACGTCAGGCTCATCGACTAGCACACCTGTACTACGGTCAAACACAAGATCGAGGAAACCCCCTAGAAATAGGGGGGTACCCGTTCGTCCAGTAGAAAAACCGCTGAACGAATCGCGATCAACTATCCCCTGGTTAAGAGCCTTTTGAAACTCTTGACCGAAGGATGGAAGGGTTATCGTTAGAAACGAGACACCCTCATGTTTGAACCGACCTTGGATCGTTTTTAGATCCATGGTGGTGCTAGTGCGACACCTGATAGCACAATCTTGTGCTATCAACTTCCAGAGCAACATTAGGCTTTTCAAAACTCCTCCTAATGGGGGTAGTTTTCCTTAGCCATGTTGTTTACGACTCCAGCAGAATGTCATTTGATTCTAACATTAAGTGGAATCACATTGTAAGATCACATCGCTAGTGTATTCTAAACTACATAACGTAGAGTAGGTTTACCTAGAATGTGAAACCAGCGTCATTTATGACGATGGGTGCTAAACAGGGCAAGCCCTGCACAGAAAAAGATAACATAGATTACAATTATGTAACCTATGATGTCTATGACTCTCCGCCCAAAAGTTGGACGATGAGTTTTTCTGAGGAAGCATTAATGAGAGCTGCAAAGCCCGCATATGCTTTTTTAGCTTCATCAGCCGTGTACCCAGCAGGCGGTAGGTCAAAAACGAGGAAAATACTCTCGCTGACCTTAACGTTCTGCGCAGGTATAAACGGATCAGCTGTGATCTTACTTTGATCGAGCCTAATCATTCGCCGCGTTCTTTTCCCATACTGGGAAGAGGCACGGAGAGTGAGGAGACCATCAGCACTACTGTATGCCGACTCATTTTTGCCAACAATAACTCTTGGCAGAGATGTTTCGACTCCATTAATGGTGATTTTCTCAGGATCGGTAAACGACATGGCGTGCTCTTTTCTGAGCCGTTAAACGACTCGTTGGTGTTTAGTGCACAACGCACTTACAGCAACGTCGTAAGTCCCGCTGCTGCGAGTATGGCCAACTGTGTGGGTGACAAATCCCCTACAGTTAGACCAAAACCAAAGGGATTGGCCGCTCTTCTCAACTTACGACTTTGAAGTCGTGAGTAGGTCGAGCATGGACCTCTAAACGGCGAATTGTCGTCAGGGATCCAATCTACGGTCCGCGATTGGACAAGTTCGTCCATAGCGTAACCATAGGCCAATATCTCGCCGTAGATAGCGAAGTTCTGAAGGTTAGTAATAACCGACTGAGCATTCGTAAAATAATCTACGGCCCAACTCCAAGGGGCTAGCTCCCAAAGAATCTCGGGTGTTAGCGAGGTGCCGAAAAGCTTATCGGCATAAGAGCCATGAGCCATTACACCCGACCAGGGGTCATTCTGGTCAGGTATGTAATAGCGAAAGGCTCCAGAAAACCACGTCCTACGCATAGATCTTTCGATCGTGCGGGTCGTGCCCTTGGGATCCGGAGTATAAAAATATCCTGCCGAAAGGCCTGGGTTTCCTCCCTTTGCAAGGAGGAGCGCATAGCTATTCGGTTCGGATTTTATTATATTTTCGGATTCACTAATGGGAAAGTTGAATTTTCTACGAACAAGCTTACCCTCATCTCGCTTATACTGAACTAGTATATCGCGAGACTTTTTGACGGTTTTACCAAATTTGGTAATTTCGTCAATAAGGGGAAGCCACCCGAACTCAGCGTTCAAAAACTCACTTGAAGCGCCGAGAAGGAGCTTTGCTCTCTCTTTCCAAAAGGACAATCCCGGAACAACAGGAATGCCCTCACGGACAGATTCAGCAAACGTCGTAGAAGCATCAACAATAGGATTAATAGGGTTACATATAGCTATAGCATCAGCTCCACGAGCATCGAGATCCAAAGGATACTCGAGATCGAGGAGAGGAGCTGCAGCAGATGTAATACCCAAAGATCCATTCGGGTCCCAGAGCATATTACGAACTCTGTAGACTTTATTAAAGTCATAAGAAATGCCGGAAAATAGCTTTGCATCAACTGCAAGGCTACTCTTAGTAGTCCCAAAGGGACCGCCAAGATCTCCGTCAAACTTATGCTTGAATGGATGCCCTATCGACTCAGTAATCTGAGCCCCTTGCTTAAATGTAAGTGCCCCGCTAAGATAGTCTTCGACCTGATAAGCGTGTTTATTATCAATACGGTGTTCAACTACCGGATTAATAGTATAACCGCTTAGAGCTCTAGACTTCTGAGTGAGGCCATTAGCAAGGACCATTAGTGTCAACCTTTGGTTGGAATAGTAACTCATTTGAGTTACC